CGCGCTTTTCCTCTTTAAGGGCAAGGCCCTCCAGCTAGTAGTCTAGCGTAAAGTTGTGAATTAAATCACAACCATGGCCCTAGGTCACTCCACTGAGAAGCGACGTAACTTCGGGTCTCTCTGTAAAGAGAGCCTCCCCGGAGCGACAGTTGGTTCCCGGACTGGGTAAGCCGGAAGGTTCCTGCCACTACGAGGGAACGGTTTTTTGTGACTCTTTTGGGAGTCGCAAAGGTTAGTCTATTGACTAACCAGCCGTCCCATCCGCTAACATTCCTCTGTGAGAAAGGAGTTGCTTCATCAAAATTGCTGATTAACCCAGCGTCTTCACCGAACCCTTGTGGGACTCGGATAGCGCGGAGTCGGTCAGACAACCGTGACACAGCAAAGTCGTAAGCTGGCTTCAGCCTTGCATCACACCCGTAACCCCCACACCATTGGTGCGCGAGGAGACGGATGCGGTTTGCAAGGATGAGCCAATCGACTTCGTTAGTGGGTATCTTTTTGAGATACAGGCCTCTCACGTTCACGCCTTGGTAGTAGTCACCCCCACAGGACTCCCGGAAGGGACCCTGCGAGAATGATTTACTTCGGTTGACGAGAAAACCAACGCTCTCGAGGCGCTCTGACACTGCGTCAAAGCACTCCGAGGGTACGATGATATCGTCTCCCATGACATTCACCCAAAAGGTGTTGTAACCAAGTCGTTTAACGACAGCCGTAGACAGCGCCCAGAACAAAAGGCTTTCCAGGTCAAATGTGAATCCGTTACCCATCGAGGAAAACTTCTGGTAGTGAAAAGTCACTCCATCGAGCTTCCCCCAGTGAGAACGGCTAGCATCTAGCCAGTTAAACCAAGGTTCAGGCAAAAGATCACGAACGAGCTCGACACATATAGTGTCGGAAGCCCCCTCGAGGTCGATAGTCGCAAGACTACCGTCACGAGAGCCTAGCTGAGCAAGGGATCGATTGATCTCTTGATCATCTAAGTCGATGCCGCGCCGCTTTAGCCTCGCCCTAATCATCCGGCCTAAGCCGAGCTGAAAGAACGAGTTTATATGCGGCTCGACAGCGATAGTTCGATGAGTCTTTGCTGTCTTCGGAACGAACGTGACCTTGTTACCTTCTACGAGGTTAAGCAGCGGGCTTACGTAGGCGTTATCACAGCCTACCAGCAAGCTACTCCACGTAGGGTAGCAGGGCATCAAAAGATGAGCCCTGCCCAAGAACTCACGAGTCACGTCAGGTCTTGCCGCAAACTTCGCGGCATTTGTGACGTTAGGACCACTGCAAGAGCTTGTGGATCCGGGACCCCAGCGACTCGAGTCGAGAAGTTCGACAGGATTAAACTTGCCTAGGAGGTCTCCGATCAGGCGTTGGGCTGACAACATGTCAGCTTGCAACGCAGCGTCCATAATGGCGCCAGACCGGAGACCCTTGAGCTTGTTGTTATACTGCCGGCATCTCTCCTCGTAGGACAGGAAGCTCTTCTTTGCCGTCTCTCTAGGAGTAAACCCGGTGAAACCGGGATACTTTTTGAGAAACGCTACTCGAAGAGATTCAAGCCTAGCTGAATCCACGTCAGGAGCTCTACTAGGATCTCCGGGAGGAGGCTCAAGTACCATAGAAGGTACCAGAGATACTCCTGGGAGTCTGGTGTAAAGCTCCAAGACGTGTCCGTGAGCAACATCACTCGGGAGACTGTTCAGATTGAACAGCCTCCGCTTTAGGCGCTGAGAAGCGGCCATGGTCAAGAACCCTTTCTGCTAGGCGAAAGCCCAGCAAAAGCACTAGCACGGTGATTACTAGCGCGACGATTGTGACAACGAGTCTCATGGTAGAGCGGCCCCTGTTTAGGGGGCAGGCTTACCAGGGGGACTCGAGGTCCTGAACCGCCGAGGTAACCACCGCATGTGCCAGTAGGTTCTTGGCGTAGGCCAGCGCGTCCTTGCGCACATCCAAGGTCGACCGTTCGGGAAGAACGAATTCGATCTTGGCGGTGACATCATAGGACACGGTCGGCGCCGGAGCGATGCCGCTCACGGTCGAGTTGGTGACGTTCTCCAGCACCGGCCGCTTCACCAGCAGAGTAACCTTGTGGTTACGATTCTGGCGAGTCGGCGGGCGCGTGGTGATCTGAACCACCGGGTACCCGACCTTGATACCACCGGATCGATCCTCATACGAAATGACCGAGGCCCCGGGGACGTTACCGTCTCCGGAGTTCGGGCCAAACGTGTGGTTGACCGGGGTAGCTTGACCGTCCGCGAGGACGATATTTGCGCGAGCTGCCAATTTATGGCACTCCTTAGTAGTGGAATCTGGATGGAATTTTATTCCAACGTGTTCGCTGAACCACGTTACCAAATGCCTGATTGATTAAAGCGATGCCCGAAAGGGCGCGAATGGCACCTACGTACGGCTCAGGGCTGGGCAGTGGTGGCAGAGGAAAAGAGTTCAGAATAGTCCTGGTCTTTGAACGACCAGTAATATCCTTCCCGAATTTCTTCTGCACGACCCACAGATCAGTCCCGTAGAACGTTGTAGATTGCACTTCAGTGCTCATCGAGAAGTCGTCAACCACCGTCTGGCTTCCTCTCTTGAAAGTGAGCCCCTGTGTAGCAGATAGTGAGCTGATATAATCCCCTACGGGGATAAACCAGTCCACTACGAAGCTATACGGGAGCAGCTCCCAAGCGAGTAGTGCCGGATCGGTAATCCCGGTACTTCCCAAGGTAGCTAACGTAGCTGAGTCAATCTCAAACTCAACGACGTGTCGCACCTTGCGCTGGTGTGTTCCGCGAATCTCCTCCCATATTCGGCCGTTGGAACCATACTCTAGCGAGACGATAGTCTCGCCGTTGTAGGTTCCTTTGCCTGTATGAGTCGAGACGACGCGGACCGGCCGGTTACCATGGATCGACTTTGCGATTAGCTCCGCAAATCCACGAATATCCGACAACAGCGGCTTCCAGCCATATTGGTACTCCAACCAGTAACGAGACAAGTTATCGGCCACTGCATTAGCGTTCCCTTGCTTTTTTCCGCGTTTGCGGAGCGTGGGATCGTAATTCATGCCTAGTAACGAGCTCGCCTGGCCAAAGCGACCATACTTGACTGCGAGTACCGCACTTGCAAGGCGGTTTACAGTTCGAGCCATCATGTCCAGAGCCTGTTTTCTCTCAGCCACAGACTGGGCGATGTTGATGCTGCTATCCTTGATCTTATTTCTAAGCTTCATGATAGCAGCAGCTTCAACGCCCTTAACTGGGTTGGGGAAGCCAGGACCTGCACCGAATGGGATGACCTGATAAACGTACCCGGTACATTGCGTGAATGTACCACCCGAGGCTACCTTAATGATCTGACCTTGTCTGTACCTCCAGGTCTGTTCAGATTGACTGAACGGATTCCAGGGGAGCAGGCTACGGTTTTGAACGGTTTTGAAGCCTGGGGTTTTTACGCTGGACTTAGATCGGTAATATTGTGCTACCCAGCCGGTGTCCCGCACATACGTCGTCCCGTAGATCGATATATATTCATTATATCGGCCTTTGAGCTCGTGTGGCGGTGCCGGGGGATTCTGCATAGCAGCTACTTTCTCTAAGTTGTTAGCGAGGGGGTCAATAGCACCCCAGAGAATAACCCCTCTCGATTCGAGGGGTCCGTCAACTAACGCCGACTACTAGTTCTTCTCCCGATCAAGGGAGGAGAAATCGTAGGGAAGCAACGGCCAAGAGTGAATCTTGGCCGCAGCTTCCATCGGCGTGTCGTTGCCTTGAGACGCCATGCGCCGCGAGCAGCCAATCACACTAACATCGACTTGGGTTTCCAAGTCCATGGGCATGTGGTCGACAATCTCGCGCAGGTCCTTACAATAGTCAGGACCCTCTCCGGGACTTGCGTCCCAGAAAGAGCAAACTTCGGTCCAAGAGAGTTTCCCCTCTCTTTCGATGTTTGCATGCACATGGTACTCGCAGTGTTGAGTCCCGAACTCGGCGTTAGCCAAGTACGAGTTCAACACGGCAAGCGCGATCTGCCGTTTTACGAGCCGATCGCCTTGTCTAGGAAGTTTCGAGAGCATAAGCTCCGTCCACGACCTGACAAGACTGCGATGCATGTGAAATGCATTTACAGACGCGTCAACGTACCACGCCTTCCGCTTCTCCGAGAACGTACCTTGAAAGGTACGGTCAAG